AAAAGGTGCGAGGAGTTACGGGAAGCGGGTAACCCTTTGGCAATGAGGGAGCGGTTGTAATCGACCGTTCGAAATCCCGAGGAAATTACAAACGGAATGGAAGCGCAATCGCGAGCCTCATCGAGCAACCGAAGAAAGCCCCTGTCCATCATACGCCCCGAGCCGGGAGCGTCGGGTGAATCGAATTCTCTCAGTTTAAAGTGTCTCATCGTTCCGCGAGCATGAGTTCGATCTTGTGAACTGCTTTCACGACTTCTTTCATCATGTCTTTTAGTTCGTCTTTATCGCTCTCAACGCGGATAATTCGCCCCTTGAGCTTCTCAATTTCACGGTTTAAGTTTACCCAAACTCCCACGATTGCGACCGCGCTTGGGAGTATCATTAGTATTATTTCGGTCGAGGTCATCGAGGAACTTTTTCAATAAGGTGATATTTTCTTTTCGGCTCTTTCTCATCCGAAGAATTGTTTCAAGTCAACGATATTGGGAACGCCTCCGCTGCTGATGCTCATTCCGCTCTGGAAATAGTCCGCTGGTTGTGGGAGCATATCCGCACCCGTGTTCGAACTGTACTCCGGAAAGAGGGAGGAGTTGTTGCACAGATATTGATACATCCGATAAGTGTAAAATTGGGCGTTCTGACGCGCTCTTTCCACTTCCCTATGTAAGTCGTCCGGAGATATGCTTTGAGTGTCTTCAGATACCCTCAAAACGAGCGAGCCGTTGTCCATCTTCACGTAAAGAGATGGGATGAGTTCAACCATCGTCCACCAAAGAGTAGCCTTGCGAACGTAGTCATTCATGAGAATGGCGTAATCGCCCGTCAAACTTGAACTCGAGATATCCGATTTCAGCTTGTCGAGCAAATCCGTTCCCAAATAGAGTTGGATGTACTTGTCTTGGGAGAGGATAATCGAAGGAACGAGATAAGCGTCTTCGATGCTTCCGTTTATGTTGGTGATCCGCTTGATATAATCCGGATTCACAAAGAGGACTTCGGCTTGTAGTGACATTATCGGGGGTTTATGAAGCCTTCGTTCGGCATATCGATGGGACGTTGTGCGACTCGCTTATCATTCTCGGGTAGACGCTTCGCATCGACTCCCGCTTCTCGGATGAGTTTCTTCGCTTGGTTGACCGAGATTTTCTTGTTGTTCTTTCGCAGGTATGTTTGACGGCTGAAGTAATGGTGGCACCTGGCTCCGCCTTTAAAAAGGAACAAATCGTATGTGTTAGACCCACCTTCACCAAAGCCAGGGTTCACAGCTCGCAAGCTAGCCGCTTCGATGTCTTCCTTGCGGTAAACTTTACCAGCGGCAACCATCTGTTTGCAGAAGGAACGGGAACTCTCTTGCGTAGACTTGGGAGCGTAGGTGTAACGAACTTTGATGATCTCGGTATCTTGTTCGCTCTTGCCGTTGGGATTCGATGATGGAACCCGAGCAAATGCCCACATCGCGTCCCGTGCTTTCTCAAGGTCGTAATCGACGGGGGATTCGTCTATCAACTCCCATTCATCCGACATCTCTTCTCCTTTGTCCGTGAGATAATCGGCGCATCCATCGAGGTTTACTTCTTGTGGCTCTTCCTTAGACAGTTGTAGGTCTGTCTGAAACATATTCTCCGCCTGTTCCAATCCAAACCCAAGCATCGAAACGAGGATTTGAATAGCTTGATCGCGGGTGAGTTCTCCCGTTCCGACTTTCGATATAACGTCAACCGCTGAACTGATCTGAACGCCTGTATATGATTGTTCGACGTTGGCTTCTTCTACGGCTCCTCCGAGCGGTTCAATCTTCGCGTCGATTCCAGCCGCTCTCATAAGCGTATAAACCGACTCGATGACTACCTCTCGATAGCCTGAGATCACGTTCTCCTCAAAGAGTTCTGCGCTGGTCTCAAGCTCTCCACCGCCTCCGAGTTTACCCGGTACGGCAACCCCAAACATTTGCGGAGAGGTCACACGGTGCCCGACCATAATCTTCGAAGTAACTTCCTCCGAAAGAAACTGATATTGATTGTGAGCGTCCGACAATTCGAACGGTTCGAAAATTGGTTTTCTCTCGGGATCGTCCGAATACGTAACAATGAACTTGCCCGCGTTGCTTGAACCGCTCATCTGTCTCTCGATATCCATACGGATTCGATTTCGTTCTTCTAATGGCGGTATTCCATTTAAAAAGTGGACGCGATAGCTCGGTGCCATCCCGTTCTTCATGTTGTTGATATGGTACACCCCAATTTCTTTATCGAGTTCGATGTAATTAATCGAGCCGACATAGTCCGGCTTGGGATAGTAGAACGACCCTGGAGAGAAAGGCTTCACGTAAAGTATCTGCGTTGGGTGTTCAATATTCCTCTCAGGGTTGAACGTGCATATCTCCGACGGCTCTTCTCGCTTATCGTTCCAATCCTTTGAATAATAATAATACTCGACTTTCTCGTCTTCATTGACAAACCCCGAGCGGATATTCTCAAACGGGAGGTGTGAGACGTTGGCGATAGTCGTTCGGTCGATACTCCAATTCACCTCAAGAGCGAATCCGCCTTGAATCTTAAAATCAAGACACGCCTTTCGGAGTTCGTCGTTCAAATTCCATTGGTCAAAAGCAAGCCGCCCGTCAAGGGTGGTAGCGTCGAACCCTTCCCCGAATATCATCATCGCAATAGTTGTCGACAGCGCGTTGTGAGTAGCGGACGAATGATAGAGGTCGACGAGGTATTGCGGGAAGAGGTTATCATCTCCGTAATTGACGAAGCCCATCTTGTTGGCTGTCTCCCGATAAGATCGCTCTTCGTATTGGTTGAGTTGTATTAATTCCATTACTGGTAATATATGTAATTATCGGGGATGGTGATGTCGGGTATATCGTACCCAATCGCGCCCGTCACGTTGAGAGTTCCTTGTTCAAGCAATCCAACAATCGAAGCATCGTTCGCGTTGAGGTTCGTTGAGCTGTTCTGTCCGTATGCTTTGTACGTATACAAGCCCGTCTCAGTTAAGAGGACACGGCTTGAAGCCCCGAGAGGTTGGTTCGTGTAGACGCTTATCTTGGTATATCGAGCGTTATCGACTTCGACATCTCCAACAAAAGCCTGTTTATCCGTGCTCGCCATGTTCTCCAAAATTATGAGATAATTGGTAAACGCGGGAAAGTCTTTCTTCATCTCTGCGAGCGTCAAATAAATGAACTGCTCGTCTGCGCTATTTGGGTTGAGGTGTATCATGTTGAATCAAAAAAGGGAAGGCTATTGCCCTCCCCCTTCCTTTATATTCTAACCAAAGAAAATGAAATCAAGAACCAGCCGTCAAAGTCAAGTTGGTATCGTCACCTGGGTCTGCGAATGGTGCAGGTGTAGACTCTTCCGCTGTCAATTGGATTTGATAGCCGTTGAAGTCACCCTTTGCCGTTCCTGTGCCAATTGTTCCGCCTGTTGCCTCAACTCCTGTTGTGACCCCCATTGCGAGATAATTGTCGTTGACATCTTGAACCAAAACCGTTAGGCGAGAACTGAGCAAGTCTTTTATCTCTTGATTGTCTCCATCCGTTAAGTTAGGTAAAGACATCTCGAGAACTTGAGAGTAGAAAACAGTACCATTTTCAACCGAGGCATTCACCGTCTGTTGAAGTGATCCGTTGTTCTTCGTAATCTCAAAGCCGTAAAGCTCAATTCCTGCAATGTTCGCGGCAACTTCACCCTCTGTTTGAACCCAGTCATCCGACGCGAATTGCTTAATCCAGACGCGCTTGATTCCCCCGATCTTATCTTTACAGGGAAACGCCCTGCCGTTGATTGTAATTGTACAAGCCATTTTTTAGGGAATTAAGGGGAGGGATTTAAAGCCCCTCCCCGAATGAATTAGGGTGTCGTGAACTCTTGACGCCAAACAGCCAACCCGTTAAGGTCAACCACTTGCGTACCGCCTGAGAATTGCATGATGACTCGAGTAACATCGTCACCTGTGACACCTGTCAAATCCAAAACAGACGCTTGAATGTGATCAGTCAAAAGGTTGGTTCCAAAATACAAGTTATCAATCTTCGAGATGAGAAGAGCATTGTCAGGGAACCCGCCCGGAGTGATGATGTCATAACCAGCATAACGAGCAACCAAGCCATCATTCAAGAAGGGGAGGTTGTAAGTAGCCGCGAGAGCTTGATAATACAACTGAGCAGATGCACGGCTCATGAAAATCTTCGTATTCGGGTCTCCTGCGATTGTCGCGGGTGCGCCTTCTGCGCCTCCGGTGATAAGAGCGAGAGCGTCAAGAATACCTGTGGAGGTGTTGGCAACTGTCGCCGCTGCAAGCGGTAGAGTGTCAACAGTTTCGCGGTCGGGTGCTCCGTCTACGATGTTCTTCAAGATACCATTAAAACTCGCGTATGTAGGAGTGGCAGCGGTATCGTTTACGAAGTTACCCGCCCACATGTTGTGCTCTACATTCTCAGCAACTTTCGCAGCTACGTATTGAGCAACGTAAGAGGTGAAGTCAGCGGGAGCCGCTGAAGATTGTCCTCGCATTTGAGTAGATTCCCAAGTCGACCGGAGGTCTGCGTTACAAACTTGCTCGTTGACTTTCAAGGCAGATGCTGTCAAAACCGCCTCTCCGACAGTTAAAGCACCGGAATCGGGAGTTGTGAAGCCACAATCATCATTGGCTTGGATTGCTGCTCCTGAGAACGGACGGAGAACCGCCTTATAATGAACGTTCTCAAGTACAGAGATATAATTGTTCGCGATAGTGTCAGCAGACAAGATCGCAGCAGCGACGTAAGGTCGCGCGAGTTCACCAGCATATGTGCTATTGGTGTTGACTGATGCGTTAGCCATTATTTAGAGAATTGGTTGTGGATCGCTGCGACGCGCTCCTGGATTGATAAACTTTTTAAATCGACGGAAACGGGTGCTTCCATCTTTGGTGCGCGTGGGATGCTTGGAGTAGCTTGCTTGCTCAACTCCGTAATCTTCGCGTCCCGCTCTTCAATTTGTGAAGAGAATTCTTTCTTCGTTGCTTCGATAGCTTCGGCAATCATGCCTTCAACAGCTTCTCGGGTCAACACCTCAGATGATGCCTGAACCTCCTCAGCCTTCATCTCTTCTTCCTTCTCCTCTTCGGCTTCGACTTCGGCTTCTGCCTCTTTCATCTCAGCGACTGCGCCTTCTGCTACTACGAGCATCGAGCCGTCTTGGAGTTTGTAGTCTCCATCTGGGAGAGGGATTCGTTCGCCTTCGTCATTCACGACAAAAGCAGAAACACCGACAGCGAATGCGTCCGCGTCAGTCATAATTTCTTGACCGCTT